GGTTTGCGGTGATGCCGAGGTTTGCGGTGATGCCAAGGTTTGCGGTGATGCCGAGGTTTGCGGTGATGCCAAGGTTTGGGGCAATGCCAAGGTTTGCGGTGATGCCGAGGTTAGGGGCAATGCCGAGGTTTGGGGCAATGCCGAGGTTTGCGGTGATGCCAAGGTTTGGGGCAATGCCAAGGTTTGGGGCAATGCCGAGGTTTGCGGTGATGCCGAGGTTTGCGGTGATGCCAAGGTTTGCGGTGATGCCGAGGTTTGCGGTGATGCCAAGGTTTGGGGCAATGCCGAGGTTTGCGGTGATGCCAAGGTTTGGGGCAATGCCGAGGTTTGGGGCAATGCCGAGGTTTGCGGTGATGCAAGTGTCTTTTCGACAGAACACATCTTTTGTGTGACACCTATCGGTGAATATGCAAATTCTATGACACTGTTCAGAACCAAACACCTTGAAATCAAGATTTCCTTTGAATACGAACTTTACAGCGTTGAAGAATTCAAGAAGGTCCTTGATGAATGGGATGACACCAAGAACAGAGAAGTTGCCCTTGCAGTTCTTGAAATCGGTCAGAAACACATTGACCTGACCCCTGCTGTTGATGAATATGAACCCTGTCCTTTCTGCGGTGGTGAAGCAGAATACAATGCTGATTCTGATGTTGTTGTCTGCACCAAATGTTGTGCATCTGCTGACAAGAAAATTTGGAACAGTAGGGTTGATGACTGATGGCGGTTCAGTTATATCCGCATCAGGTTAAAGCACTTCAGGAAACAGAGCAATTCAACAAGGTTGGTTATTTCTTGGATATGGGTCTTGGAAAAACTTTTGTTGGTTCGGAAAAGGCAAAGGAATTGAAAAAACCATTATTGCTTGTTTGCCAAAAATCAAAAATAGAAGATTGGGTGACACATCTTGTTGATGTATGTGGCTTTGATGCTTATGACCTGACGGATAAAAAAGAACTTGATTATTTCTTGCAGGTTATGAATGGGGACAAGGAAGTTGCATCTATGACATCCGGAATTATCAATTATGAATTGTCATTCCGCAGACCCGACCTTCTGAAACTTAAAGACTTTACCCTGATGTTGGATGAATCTTCATTGATAACCAATCCATCAGCGAAAAGAACCAAGTTCATTGACAAGTTGAATCCTTGCAATGTGATTCTTCTTTCCGGAACACCCACAGGTGGCAAATATGAAAAACTGTGGTCACAGCTTCATTTGCTTGGGTGGAACATCAGCAAAGATTTGTTTTACAAGCAATATGTGGTTGAAGAATGGATTGAAGATGGTGACAGCGGTTTCAAGATGCGTGTCATTGTAGGTTACAAGAATGTTGACCGCCTGAAAGCGAAGCTGAAACAGTATGGTTGCATTTTTATGAAAACTGAAGAAGTGTTTGACCTTCCGGAACAGGTTGTCATTCCTGTAATGGTCACAAACACTAAAGAATTCCGCTACTTTATGCGGAACAGTGTGGTGACCATAGAGGACAAAAAACTGATTGGTGATACAAGACTGACAAAAAGGATGTATGCAAGGCAACTTTGCGGTCAGTATTCCAAAGCAAAGTTGACTGCATTTCAGAACCTTGTGGAATCCACTGATGACCGCTTGATTGTGTTCTATAACTTCAATGAAGAATTGGCACGAATGAAGGCGATTGTTGAGGATTTGGAAAAACCAATTTCAATTGTCAATGGGTCTGTAAAGGATTTGTCTGCATACGAAAACCAAAGTAATTCAGTGACCTTTGTTCAATATCAAGCCGGGGCAAAAGGGTTGAATCTTCAGAAGGCAAACAAAATCATCTATTTTACACTTCCGCAAAATCCTGAAGATTTTGAGCAGTCTAAGAAAAGGATTCACAGAATCGGTCAGAAAAACAACTGCTTTTATTACTATCTGATGGTTAGAAATAGTGTGGAAGAAGATATTTTGGAAACTTTGAAAATGCGAAAGGAATATGATGATGAACTATTCAAGAAATATGAAGAAGCGTTTTAACAAATTACTGTTACCGAGTTCATTGGCGGTTATCATTGGAATTTTGGTCATAGTCAGTTGCAGTGCAATTGATGAACCGTTTCCGGAAACGGCTGCTGAAGGTGCATCGGTTGAAATAACCGAACACATAAAGCAGACAACCGCATCAACTGCTATTTCAACAGAACCGGTCATTGAAACAGTCAGCCTTGGTGAATATAAGTTGACCGCATATTGTGGTTGTTCCAAGTGCTGTGGAAAATGGGGTGAAAACAGACCCCTTGATGAAACCGGCAGACCTATTGTTTACACTGCAAATCAGAGCATTGCAAAAGAAGGTGTGACCATTGCTGCCGACATCAATGTTCTTCCCTATGGGACAGCGGTCATCATAGATGGTCATAAGTACATAGTTCAGGACAGGGGCGGTTCAATTGCCGGGAATAAAATTGATATATACTTTGAATCCCATCAAGCAGCGTTAGAATTTGGGGTTCAGTACAAAGAAGTGTTTATTGAAAGAGAGGTTAAAAACAATGATTAAATGTGAAAACACTTGTCCCCTTGGGAAATTTGATGGGTGCTGTCATAGCTGCCCTGAATTTGGAAAGTGCAAGGATGTTTGTTCTGAAGATTTTAAAAAATGCGGTTGTTCCACAGTTGATGAAGAAACCGCACTTGAAACATTCAAAAGTCAGCAGATTGCAGTCCTTCAGCAGATTGCATCTTTGGTTACCACAAAGAAGCAGATTGAAGCACAGGAAAAGGAACTGAAAGACAAACTGAAGGGAGCAATGGAACAGTACGGTGTTAAGAAATTTGAATCTGATATTCTGAATATCACCTATGTTGCAGAAACCACATCCACTTCAATTGATAGTGCAAAGTTGAAGAAGTTGCATCCGGATATTGCAGCAGAGTGTTCAAAGACTTCCAAAAAGTCAGCCTATATCAAGGTTGAAGTGAAGGGTGGTGAATGACAATGAGTGTTGCAGTACAAATCACATTGATTATTTGTGTGACAATCATCATCCTTGGGTTTGTTGGTAGAAAGAAGTGATTACCAATGGCAGCGGAAAAGAACTTTGAAAACAGGGTCAAAAAATGGCTTGAATCTATTGGTGTCTATCCCCTTGGCACTGCTGATGACAAGATGGATGTTCCACCTTGCGGTTATTGGGAAAAAAGGTGGGGCGGTGGGTATAGCAAGAAGGGGTTGCCTGATATGCACATTGTGGTCAACGGTTTCAACATTGATGCTGAATTGAAAGCATCTGATGGCAGACCATCAGAACTTCAGAAACACAATGTTGCACAGATTAACAAATCAGGTTCAATTGCAATGGTTCTATATCCGGAAGGATTTGAACAATTCAAACTTATTGTGAAAGGGGTGAAAGAATGCAATGGTCACATAGCAGAACTGAATGTTTTGAAAAATGCCCATTCAAGTTCAAAATGCAATATCTTGAAGGTATAGGAACAAACGACCCTATCAATTCAGATAATGCACTTGTTCTTGGAACGGCACTTCACACAGGAATTGAAAAGGATGTGGAAACAGCGATTAACCAATATTATATGTCATTTCCCATCATCGACAATTCCCACATCAGTGAAGCAATTAAGTTGGAATATTTAATTCCAAAAGCAAAAGCGGTCTTGCCTTCAGGGGAATATGAAGTTGAAATCAATGATGAAGATTTTCACGGATTTATTGACCTGCTTGCACCGGCAACGGTGTTTGAAAGGGGTGTTGAATTACCTGATACCTATGACATTTATGATTTTAAGTATTCAAATAATCAAAATCATTACAAGGATTCAAGGCAATTGCACCTATACAAGTATTTCTTTGAAAAGAACAACCCCGGCAAGAGAATCCGCAACCTTTATTTCCTGTTTGTTCCAAAGGTGAACATCAAACAGAAAAAGACAGAGGACTTGCAACAGTTCAGACAGCGAATCAAAGACGAACTGAAGGAAGCTGAAGTCAAGACAGTTCAAATTGAATTTGACTATACAAAAGTGATGGATTTCCTTTTGTTGGTCAAGTCCATAAACGAAACAGCAGAATTTCCACAGAGCAAGGGTTGGTTCTGTCGGTACTGCGAATTTGAAGAATATTGTATGAAAGGATGGAACTATTTTATGAAGTTACCAAGTACAGAAAGAAGAAACATTGAAAAAGTTGACAAAAGGGTTATGTGGATTTATGGTGTCCCCTTCTGCGGAAAGACCACCTTTGCGAACGCTTTTCCTGACCCCCTTATGCTGAATACGGATGGCAACATCAAGTTTGTTGATGCCCCCTACATTCGTATCAAGGATGAAATCAAGGTTGAAGGCAGAATGACCAAGAAAACCTTGGCTTGGCAGGTGTTCAAAGATGTCATTGATGAACTTGAAAAGAAAGAAAACAGTTTCAAGACCATCATTGTTGACCTTGTGGAAGATATGTATGAATATTGCCGTCTGTTTATGTATGACCAAATGGGAATCAAACACGAATCTGACGATTCCTTCAAGGCTTGGGATATGGTCAGGGGGGAATTCCTGAATACACTGAAAAGATTGATGGCATTGGATTATGAAAATATCATTCTGATTTCACACGAAGATACAAGCAAGGACATCACCAAGAAGGGCGGTGACAAAATCACTGCTATCAAACCGAATATGCAGGACAAGGTTGCATTGAAGGTTGCCGGTATGGTTGACATCGTTGCAAGAATTGTTGCTGATGGTGATGTCAGAACATTCAACTTCAAGTCCAATGAAGTCATTTTCGGTGGCGGTCGTTTGAAAACAGATGCAAAAGATATTCCGCTTGATGTAAATGCCTTGTTTGCTGTTTACGATGAAGCGAATAGAAACGCTGTCAGAAAGGCACAGAGCAACGCACAAAGAACCGAAAGCACAAAGGCGGTAAATGATACCACCAATAAAGAAACACCGTCAGAAACGGCAACAGAGGGCAGAAAGAGCCGAAGAAGAAAGGCTGTTGATGAACCTGTAACTGAAAACAGCGGTGAAGAAACAATCCCGGAACCTACTGATGAAGATGCACCGCCTTTTGATACCGATGACACAGAAGCAGCAGAAACACCTTCCACTGAACAGTCTGAAGTTGACAACACATCTGAACCTGCTGAAAAGCCGGTCAGAATACGCAAAAGAAGAGCATCCACAACTACTGAAAACAATTAAAATTTGAAAGGTTAAAATGGTGAATTAAAATGGCAGAAATGAATATTTGGGACAAGTTTGACAACGCAATTGACACAAAGGGTCTTGCAGAAGATGTAAAGGATGCACAGGAAAATGGTGCAACTTACAGAGATGTTCCACACGGTGATTATGAAGTCAAAATTGATAAACTTGAACTGACCGCATCCAAAGCCGGTGACCCTATGGTTTCAGTTTGGTTCAAAATCCTGACCGGTGACTTCAAGGGCAGTCGAATCTTTATGAATCAGGTCATCACACAGGGATTCCAAATCCACATTGTCAATGAATTCTTGCGTTCTCTTGATACGGACATTGACATTGAATTTGTTACATACAGACAGTATGGCAACTTGCTGATGGATGTGATGGAAGCGATTGATGGAAACCTTGAATATGGTCTTTCTTACAAGGAAGGCAAAAAGGGATTCAGCACCTATGAAATCACAGATGTGTTTGAAGTTGAATGATTAAGGTATGACAAGGGGGATGGTCACCCCATCCCCCTTCAATTTTAAGAAAGGATGGTGAATGTTATGGTCTTTTATGACTTTGAGGTTTTCCAATATGATTGGTTAGTTGTCATCAATGATGTGACCAATAAGAAGGAAATAGTCATTATAAATGATGAAAAGCAGCTTCAACAGTTCTATGATGCACATATCAATGATATTTGGGTTGGCTTCAATTCAAGGCATTATGACCAATACATTTTGAAAGGCATCCTTTGCGGATTTGACCCAAAGAAAATCAATGACTTCATAATTGTGAAAGGTAACCCCGGATGGAAGTTCAGCAGTATGTTAAGGGACATCCCCTTGATTAACTATGATGTGATGCTTGGAACTGACAGGGGTTTGAAATCCTTTGAAGGGTTTATGGGTAATAACATCAAAGAAACATCTGTTCCGTTCGATATAGACCGCAAATTGACGGATGCGGAAATTGCTGACACAGTGAAGTATTGCAGACACGATGTTCAACAGACAATTGAAGTTTTCATCAAACGCATTGATGAATTCAACACAATGATGTTCTTTATCAAGCACTTCAAACTTCCATTGATGGCATTATCCAAGACAAAAGCACAACTTGCTGCGGAAATCCTCGGTGGAAATCGAAAAGGTCAAAATTTTGATGATGAATTTCAATTCCCGGTTCTTGATTGCATTCAATTGAAAAAATACCGCTTTGTTGCTGATTGGTACTTGAACCCTGACAATCACAATTATGAAAAGTCACAAGAAAAAATAATGGTTGCAGGGGTCGAACACACCTTTTCTTGGGGTGGTGGTCACGGTGCAAAACCGCAATATCACGCAAAGGGTGATTTCCTGATAATTGATGTCACTGCTTATTATCCGAGTATGCAAGAAAGGTTCAAGTTTGGATATAGGGTAATGGATAACCCTGAAAACTTTGAATTTATCCACAATTCAAACATTGAGTTCAAGAGGAAAGGCGATAAAAAAGCAAGACTTCCATTCAAAATAATGGATAATGCAATCAGCGGTCAAATGAAGCAGAAACAATCTGCATTATATGACCCTATGAGCAACAACAGCATTTGCATAAATGGTCAGTTGTTATTGCTTGACCTGATTGAACACATTGAACCATATTGTGAACTTGTTCAAAACAATACTGATGGTATCATCATCAGATTAAGGGATTATGAAAGAGATTTTGACATCATTGACCGCATTGTTGCTAATTGGGAACACAGAACCGGAATGAAGATGGACTTTGACACTTTCTTTGGTGAGATATTCCAAAAGGATGTCAACAACTATATGATAATTGACCGGGAAACCGGTGCAATGAAGGTCAAAGGTGCATATATCAAGAAACTTTCTGATTTGGACTATGACCTGCCGATTTTGAACAAAGCATTAGTTGATTATATGGTTGACGGTATTCCGGTAGAAGTCACAGTCAACAACTGTGACGATTTGAAAGAATTTCAGTTGGTTTCCAAGATTTCAAACAAATTTAGTCACATTCTGTATGGTGAAACACCGCTGAAAGAAAAGTGCATCAGGGTCTTTGCATCAAAGAATCCAAAGGATGCAGGTGTGAAAAAAGTCAGCATCAGAACAGGCAGACCGGCAAAGTTGCAGAACAGTCCTGAACATTGTTTCATTTGGAATGACGAAGTGAACGGTGTCAAAGTTCCGGACAAACTTGATAAGCAGTGGTATATAAATTTTGCCCTGCGAAGATTAAAAGATTTTGGGGTGGTGTGATATGGCAAAAAATTATAAACCGGATGAAAACGGAAATACAAAGTGTATTGAATGCGGTCAAGTCATTCACCCCTCTGATTCTTACCATTGGGTGAGGCAAAAAGGAACACCGGCAAGGGTGATTTTCATTCATAAAGGCTGCTATGAAAAACTTTTGCCACACACACACACACAAATGAAAGGAAGTGATGAATGATGTTTTACAGGGGTTACATTATGACCAAGGATAAAAAATCCATAGAAAAATTCAAAGGTGTAGCAACCTTGAAAACCCTTGAACAAGTTCAGTCACTTCCTGAATTTGCAGGTGTAATGGCAGAAGATTCAATCTTGGTTGATATTGATGATATGGAACAATCAAATCTTCTGTTGGATATTTGCGATAAAGAAGGTATTAGATGCAAGGTTCTTCAGAGCAGGTCAGGAATGCACTTCCTTTTCAAGAACACGAAAATCAAGAACTGCCCAAACAGAACTAAACTTGCTTGTGGTCTTACCGCTGACATCAAAGCCGGGTTCAAAAGTTCCTATGAGGTTTTGAAAATTGATGGCAAGGAAAGAACTGTTCTATATGACATCCTTGAAGGTGAAGAATATCAGGACATTCCAAAGTGGTTATTCCCAATTAAGTGTACTACTGAATTTCTTGATATGGATGCCGGTTCCGGAAGAAATCAGGCATTGTTCAACTACATTCTAACCCTTCAAAGCAATGATTTCAGTGTAGAAGAAGCAAGGGAAACCATCAGAATCATCAATCAATACATACTGAAAGAACCACTGTCAGACAGTGAACTTGAAGTGATTTTGCGTGATGATGCCTTCAAAAAACCTGTTTTCTTCAAAGGTAATAATTTTCTTTTTGACAAATTTGCTACATACATCAAGAATAATAACCACATTATCAGAATCAATGGTCAGTTGCATTTGTTCAAAGATGGGGTGTATGTTCCCGGTCAAGAAGAAATTGAAGCTGTGATGATAAAGCACATCAGCAGTCTTTCAAATGCAAAGCGGTCTGAAGTGCTGAAATATCTGAATTTGCTTTTGCTTGAAAATACTGAAATGGCTGCACCAAATATGATTGCATTTAGAAATGGCATTTATGACTTGGAAACAGACAGTTTGAAACCGTTTTCACCGGATGTTGTCATCACAAACAGAATACCTTGGGACTATAACCCATCAGCATATTCAGAACTTGCAGACAAGACCCTTGACAAAATTGCTTGTCACGATGCTGAAATCAGAACTATTCTTGAAGAATGTATTGGTTCTTGCTTCTATCGTTCAAACACTTTGGGTGGTGGTAAAGCGTTCATTCTGACAGGTGAAGGTTCAAACGGAAAGTCCACTTTCATTGCTATGATTCAGCATCTTTTGAATGAAGAAAACATCACCGCACTTGACTTGAAGGAACTTGACCAAAAGTTTCAGAATGCTGCCCTGTTCGGAAAGTTGGCAAACCTTGGTGATGACATTTCTGATGAATTTATTGTCAATGCTTCATTCTTCAAAAAGTTGGTCACCGGTGAAAGGGTTCAGGTTCAGAACAAAGGTGAAAAACCTTTTGAATTTAATAATTATGCAAAATTTCTGTTTTCCGCAAACAACATTCCAAGAATTAAGGATAAAACAGGTGCAGTTCTGCGAAGGCTTTTGATTGTCCCCTTTGATGCAGAATTTTCAAAAAATGACCCTGACTATGATTCAAGCATCAAATACAAATTGCAAGAACCTGAAGTGATGGAATATTTGATTGTTCTTGGTATCAAGGCACTGAAGAACATCATTGAAAAGCAAGGGTTCACAGAATCAGCAAGAGTACAGGGACAGTTGAAGGAATACGAAGAAACAAACAATCCTATTATTGGATTCTTTGATGAAATGCAGATTGAAGAATTTCAGATTGAAAATGAACAGTCTGACAAGGTATATAAACGATACAAAGAATATTGTCTTGCAAACAATTTCAATCCTATGTCAAAAGCAGAGTTTTCAAAGCAACTTTGCAGAAAACTTGGGATGACCACAAAGACCAAGAAGATTGGTGGCAAGGTTTACAGAATTTATATCAAACAATGAAAGGACAGATGAAAATGAATGCTGTTGAAAAAGATGTGAATGAACTTGTGTTCAAAGAATTGAACGATGCAAACACCAAATTTCCCCTTTTCCCTTCTGCACATCACGGTTATGCGGTGATTAAAGAAGAAATTGAAGAAGTGATGGATGGTATGAATCTTTTGCTTGAAGTTTTTGCCAATGCTTGGGCAGGTATCAAGAAAGATGAACCGGTGTTTGAGCAGATGAAGATTATCAGAGAGGTTGCAAAGAATGTTGCAATTGAATCCATTCAGGTTGCTGCAATGTGTGACAAGTATGATATGTCACTTCAGGAAGGTGCAGGGAACGCATCACAATATGCCGACAATGACACCTTGAAACCTGCTACATAAGGCGGTGATTCTGATGCAGGGTGATAAAAATAATCCGTTTTATAATAGTGAAGGTTATCCCAATCCAACCGCATTTAGTGTAATTCAGGAAGAAAATGAATTGGAAAAGAAAACAGGGTTTCTGATAAAGGTTCTGAAATTCATCATCAATGAAAGTGGTTATGAGCTTCTGAACAGAATTGAAATAAAGGATAAAAAGTCAGGAAGGGTGTTCCGATGACTTTATTTGAAAGGATGAAAAAAATGAAGAAAGAAGAAAATATTGAAAGATTTTTGGAAGCAATGAAACTTTCGGATGGAACACCGATTGTTTCCGTTGACCTTCTTGATTGGTTGATTGCTGAAGGATTCTTCACTGCACCGGCAAGCACAAAATATCACGGAAATGTTGAAGGCGGTTTGTTTGAACATTCACTTGCAGTTACAGATGAATTGGTCTATTTTACAAACAAACTTGGATTGCAGTGGAAAAGACCACAGTCACCATTTATTATTGGAATGTTTCACGATTTATGCAAAATTGACCAATATGAATATATTGAATGCCTTGGGTATCAACATAAGGATTGCCTTCTTTCCGGTCACGGCATCAAAAGTATTGCACTTTTGTCACAATTTATGACACTAACTGAAGAAGAAATCCTTTGCATCCGTTATCATATGGGTGCATACGAAACAGAAGATTGGAAAGGCTTTGATGCTGCAATTCGTAAATATCCAACAGTTCTTTTCACACACACTGCTGATATGCTTGCAAGTAAATTAAGAACTTGAAAGAATGTGATTCAAAATGAAGATACCACAGAAGGTCAAGGTTGGTGGCAAAACCTATCAGGTTGAAATCACTGACCGCTTGGATTCGGGGAATGTGAATTATTCCGGTGAAGTGAATTATCAGGATTTAATCATTCGCATTTGCCCACAGGCACAGCAGAAAATGGAAGGTGATTTCCTTCACGAACTTTGTCACGCAATTTATAATCATCTTGGGTACAATGACCACGATGAAAAGAAAATTGAAGAATTGGCATCTGCTCTGTATATGGTCATTCAGGACAATCCTGAAATGTTTGAAAGGGGTGTTGAAGGTGGAAAACATTCTGACACAGGAACAGATTGATTCACTTTTTGAAGCAATTCAAATTTTGGCAGATGCAATTGCTGAAGTGGTTCACCGTCTTGCGGATATTGTTTCTGAAATTATAGGAAGATTTGTTCAGGCTTGGGATGATTTAATTCTGAACAGTGGAACCGGGAAAATTAAGCATCTTGCACTTCACGCAAAGAAAAAGCGAACCCGGAAGAAGAATTTTCACCGCTTACAGAAAAGGTTTTTGAAGCTGTTGTCAGGGTAACAGTAGAAGTAACACATAAAAACAGTTAAGTGTTACCCTTAAAAACCGCATAAAATCAAGGGTTGCGGTGGTTAAGGTAACAGGTAACACTAAATTCTTTATTTCTCTGAATATCAAAAAATTAAGGGGTACGATTTTTATATACCCCCTAAAAATAAAAGAATATAGAAAACAAGTGTTACCTGTTACCTGTTACCCCAAATTTTAAGAAAGGATGATGAGTGATGACCGCAAAACAGTATTTAAGACAGGCATACAGACTGAATGATTTGATAAACAGTGACCTTGCTGAACTTGAACAATTAAAGGTTCTTTCCACAAGTGTTTCTTCACCGAATCTGTCAGGAATGCCGAGTTCAGGAACACGAAAGCAAGAAGCACCATTTGTCAATGCTGTGATGAAGATTATTGAACTTGAAAAGGTCATTGATGCAGAGATTGACCGCTTTGTTGATTTGAAGAAGGAAATCCGTGATGTAATCAATAAGGTTCCGGACAATAATCAGAAACTTGTCTTGAAATTAAGATACATACAGTTTCTAAAATGGGAATCTGTTGCTGCTGAAATGGACTTGTCCTTGAAACAGGTTCACAGAATCCACAATGAAGCATTGAAAAATGTAAAATTACCCTATACAGAAACAATGTGACATAATTTTGACCTTGTATGACACTATGTTTCTGTGATACAATTATAATGACCCAAAGGGTCAAGGAACAGACAGGTGCAAATCTGTCTGTTTTTATTTTATGCAGAAAGGAAGGTAAAATGTATGACTGCAAATCAGCAGAAATTCTGTGATGAATACTTGATTGATTGCAATGCTACAAGAGCATACAAAGCAGCTTATCCCCGGATAAAGAATGATGCCGTTGCAAGAAGCAATGGTTCAAGAATGCTGACAAATGCTAACATCAAAAATTATATTGAACAACGGCTTGCAGAAATGAGTTCAGCAAAGGTTGCATCCGCTGAAGAAGTCATCAAATACCTGACTTCTGTGATGCGTGGAGAATCCGCTTCTGAAATCGTGGTTGTAACCGGTGATGGTGATGGGTTTTCCTCTGCTGAAAGGGTGACAAAATCCCCTGACGAAAAAGAACGGTTGAAGGCTGCTGAATTGTTGGGTAAAAGATACGGTCTATTTACCGACAAAGTAAATGTGGAAGGTAACACAAAGGTTGTAATTGTTGATGACCTTGACGATTAGAAACAGGTTAGTAACAGAACCCTATGATTTCATTGATTTGAAGGGGTTCTGTTATTATTGTGCCATAAATGGGGTGTGAAATATGGAAGATGCAGTTTTCAAAATTTCAGACTTTGTTGGTGGTGGCTATAAAGATTTTTGGAAGTTCAAAGGCAGATACAGAGTTTGTAAAGGTTCAAGAGCATCCAAGAAATCAAAAACTTCTGCTTTATGGTTTATCAGCAACCTTTCAAAAGAAAAGTACAGAGCAGCAAACCTTCTTGTCATAAGAAAAACATACAGGACATTGAAAGATTCCTGTTTTACAGAACTGAAATGGGCAATCAATAGATTGGGGTTGCAAAATGTTTGGGTTGCCAAAGAATCACCCCTTGAAATTGTCAACATTGAAACAGGTCAGAAAATTTATTTCAGGGGTCTTGATGACCCTTTCAAAGTAACATCAATCACTGTTGACACCGGGGTTCTTTGTTGGCTATGGATTGAAGAAGCGTATGAAATAATGTCAGAGGCAGATTTTGACACAATTGATGAATCAATTCGTGGTGAAGTTCCTGAAGGGTATTTCAAGCAAATCACTTTGACCTTTAACCCTTGGAATGAACATCATTGGATAAAGAAACGGTTCTTTGATGCACCTGCTGACCCTGATGTTCTTGCAATGACAACCAACTATCTATGCAATGAATGGTTGGATGCTTCAGACAAGAAGTTGTTTGAACAGATGAAAAAGAACAATCCAAGAAGATATGCTGTTGCAGGTCTTGGGAATTGGGGCATTGTTGATGGTCTTGTTTATGAAAATTGGGTTGAACAGGACTTCAGACTGATGACCAAGGCTGAATATAACAAGTTGGATGAAAAACATGACAATGTTGTGTTAAGTGACAATCTGAAATCAGGCTTTGGTCTTGACTTTGGTTATACCAATGACCCTTCAGCAGCTTTTGTTGGATTCGTTGATTTAGAGAATGCAAAAATATATGTGTGGGATGAAATGTATGAAAAAGGACTTTCAAATAAACGCATATATGAAAACCTGTCTGCAATGGGTTATTCAAAAGACAGATTCACCGGTGATTCCGCAGAACCAAAAAGCATTGATGAATTAAAGGGTTACGGATTGAGAATCACCGGTGCATCTAAAGGCAAAGACAGTGTGAACAATGGCATTCAGTGGATTCAAGGATTTCAAATCATCATACATCCAAGATGTGTGAACTTCCTGACAGAAATATCAAACTACACTTGGGATAAAGACAAGTTTGGAAACAAACTGAACATTCCTATTGATGACTTCAATCACCTGATGGATGCTATGCGTTACGGTCTTGAACAGTTCATCAAGAAGAATAGTTGGTTGTATTAGTAACATATTAGTGACAGAATCCCTTGGAACAGCGGTGTTTCAGGGGTTTTGTATATATTAAGTCATAAAAGAAAGGGCGGTGAAAAAGAATGCTAACAGAAAGTGAAATCTATAATCTGATTCAAGAAGATTTGACAAGCACAAGAAAGCGGTCTGCATCCATAGGACACAAATATTATGAAGGCAGACACGACATCCTTGATTATAAACTGTATTATTACAATGCAGATGGGAAATTGGTTGAGGACACCACAAGGTCAAACATCAAAATCTGTCATCCTTTCTTCACTGAACTTGTTGACCAATGTGTTCAATATATGCTGTCAGGGAAAGAAAGTTTTGTCAGGTCGGATATTCCGGAACTGCAAGATGAACTTGACATCTATTTTGGTGATGATTTCAAATCTGAATTTGCAGACACCTTGACTGATGCTTGTGCAGGTGGTTTTGGTGATATGTACGCATACAAGAACATCAATGACAGACTAACATTCCAATATGCTGATGCAATGGGTGTTGTGGAAGTCAGAGCAAAGGACACTGATGACCATACAGAATATGTGATTTATTGGTACATAGACCGAATTGACAAAGGCACAAAGAAAATCAAACGCATTCAGGTGTGGGATTCCAAGCAGACCACATATTTTGTTCAGGTTGATGAAGGCAAAATCAAAAAGGATGAAGATGAACCATTAAATCCAAGACCACATATTGTCTATACAAAGGACAATGATGATTCTTTATATTATGACGGTTTTGGTTTCATTCCCTTCTTCAGACTTGATGCAAACCGCAAACTGACAAGTCATCTGCAACCGGTCAAGGCATTGATTGATGATTATGATTTGATGGCTTGTGGATTGTCAAACAACCTTCAGGATGTGTCTGAAGCATTGTATGTGGTCAAAGGATTTCAGGGTGACAACCTTGAAGAAATGATTCAGAATGTTAAGACAAAGAAACACATTGGTGTTGAACCTGATGGTGATGTTGACATCAAAACTGTTGACCTTCCGCATCAAGCAAGAATTCAAAAACTTGATATTGATGAAAAGAACATTTACCGGTTCGGTATGGGGTTCAATTCTGCACAGTTGGGTGACGGAAATGTGACCAATGTTGTCATCAAGTCAAGATATGCACTTCTTGATTTGAAATGTAATAAACTTGAAACCAAGGTCAGGTCTTTCCTGAAGAAGTTGGTCAAGATTGCTTTGCAGGAAATCAATGACATCAATGGAACTGATTATCAGTCAAAAGATGTGTATTTTGAATTTGACCGTGAGGTTATGACCAACGCATCTGACAATGCACAGATTGAAAAGACTGAAGCTGAAACACAGCAAATCAGATTGACCACAATCTTGAATGCTGCTGCAAGGCTTGACAATGACACTGTTCTTCAAGCAATTTGTGAACTGTTTGAACTTGATTTTGAAGATGTCAAAGCATCTGTGGAACAGAATCCTGTGGTTGACCTGAACAGTGCATCAGAAGCACTTGCAAATGCACCTGTGGAAGAACCTGAAAAACTACATGATAATTCTGCTGAAGGCGGTGGTGTAATTGAATAAAAGGCAAAAAGAGGTTCTGCAAATCACCTTGACTGATGAAGAAGCGGTTCTGAAGGCACTTGAAAACAATTACATCAAAGCACTTGCAGACATCAAGCGGAATATCAAGGAACTTCAAGCAAATCCATTGACACAATCAAAAGCATACCAATTGGAATTTCAAAAGCAGTTGGAAGCACAGGTTTCCGGCATCCTTGACAATCTTCAAGGAAGAAACTTCACTTCTGTTGCTGATTATCTGCAAAAATCATACACCAATGGTTTTATTGGGAATATGTATGATATACAGGGGCAAGGTGTTCCATTGGTCATTCCGATTGATGAAAGTCAAGTTTTGGTGGCGGTTCAAAAGACCGGTGATGATTTCAAACTTTCAAACAAAAAGGGTATATCCACAAAGGAACTGAAGAAACAGGTTCATTCTGAACTTATCAGAGGACTTGCAACTGAACTTTCCTATGCGGATATTGCAAGAAACATCAGTGAATATGGTCTTGCTGATATGAACAGAGCAAAAACAATTGCAAGAACCGAAGGTCACAGGGTACAGAATCAAGCAAGAATGGATTCAATGCAAGCTGCCAAGAAAAAAGGTGCTGATGTGGTCAAACAATGGGATTCCACACTTGATGGAAAAACAAGGTCAGAACACAGGGTTGCAGATGGTCAAATCCGTGAACTTGATGAAGATTTTGAAGTTGGCGGTGAAAAACTGAAAGCACCCGGTGTTGGCGGTTCTGCTTGGAATGTTTGCAATTGTCGGTGTTGCTTACTTCAAAGGGCAAGATGGGCAGTCGAAAAGGTTGACCCAAACACAGGCGAAGTCACAGAAGGCAAATATCAGAAGTGGAATAATGAAACAGGTGGGTTCATAAAATGCACCGGATATGAAGATTTCAAACAAAAATATCTGAAAGCATCAGAAAAGTTGAAAACTTCACAAAATTCTGCTAAAATTAAGAAAAGCACATTTGCAGAAGTTGAAACCAACACAAGCAAGGCACTGAAGAACAGGGGTGTTGATTATAACCCTGTTGCTGAACATTCTGATGTTTTGTCAACTGATGAAATCATTCATTTGATTGCCGGTGGTGATATGACTTCCGGTTCTTGTGCATCTGTTGCATTGGCTTATGCAGGACAAAAACAAGGGTGGAATGTTCTTGATTTCCGTGGTGGAAGTAGTATGGACTACTTTTCAAGTAAAACAAACAAGGTCAAGATGTTCCAAGACTTGGGTGCAAAATCCATTGTTTCTGACAGTGCAAAAAGTAACCTTACAAATGGCAAAAGAATCCTTGCACAGTTGGATGATGGTGTTGAATATTATCTTTCAGTGGGCAAACACGCAGCAATTGTGAGAAATAACGGTGGTGTTCTTCAATATCTTGAATTACAAAGTCCAAGACCTGACAGCAATGGTTGGAAGGATTTTGGGGATGTTGGCGATACACTAAAATACAGATTTGGATGTTCCACTTCTTCAATGTATTATTCAACTGCTTATGCAACTGACATCAGTCAATTATCAGGTGACGATTTCAGAACCATTTTGGGATATATAAACACCAATGCAACAAGTCAAAGAAAGGGGTCAGCAGGTAATGTCAGATAATAAATTTTATAAAGAAAACAGCACTGATTCTGTTTGGTGGGTTGACACATCTGACCAAGACGGTGTATTTCTTTTCAGTTTTGACAAAAAGAAGATTTACAACCTATTTTCTGATTATCCCCACAAATTGACTGCACAGGAAAAAGAAATCTTTGATAAAGAAAACCCCTATTGGAAGGACTTTTTCAAAGACAGACAATAAAATATTTTCTGATTAGAGCATCCGCAAGGGTGCTTTTTTCATACCCTTCTTCAAAAGTCAGAAGTAAAACAGAGTATTTCAACACAAGACATAACTTGTAAAAATTGTAAATTGAAAGGTTGGTATAAACAAATGACATTACAGGAAATTTTGAAGGCAAAGAATCTGTCTGATGAAGATGTTCAATCTGTTATTGGTGAAATGAAACAGAATAAGATTTTCACCGCAGGTGAAGAAAATCTTGACATCAGATATGGAAAACTGAAAACGGATTTTGACAATCTGACAAAGACACACGGTGAATCAACCGCTTTGATTGAGCAGTTGAAAAAGGACAATGCCGGCAATGAAGGACTTCAGTCCAAAATCACCGAGTATGAAACCAAAGTTCAAAATCTTGAAAAAGAACTTCAGCAGACCAAGATTGATTCCGCATTGAAGGTTGCATTGCTTGAAGCAAATGTGACCGATGTGGATTATTTGACATTCAAAATCAAGGAAAAAGGGGAAATCAAACTTGGTGATGATGGAAAAATCAAGGGTATTGATGACACCATTGCTGCTTTGAAAACCCAATTTCCGCAACATTTCACATCCGAATCCAAGAAGAAGATTGATGAAAACAAACTTCCGAATGGTGAGGACAAAGGTGACGGTTGGACAAAGAAAGATATTCTTTCCAAACCGTACAATGAAAGACTTGCAATGTATCAGGAAAATCCTGAAGCATTCAACAAGGCTATGCAATCCGAATAAAAATTTATTTATGAAAGGAATTAAAAATTATGGCTAATCAAGTAACTAAATTATCCGATGTTATCAATCCGCAGGTTATGGGGGCAATGATTGAAGCAAAGATTTCTGCCCTTTGTAAACTCACCCCTTATGCAAAGGTTGACACTACCCTTCAGGGTGTTCCCGGTGATACCAAGACTGTTCCTTCTTGGAACTATATTGGTGATGCACAGGATTTTGACCCTGAAAACACTAGCGGTGCAGAAATTGAAACTGCAAAACTGACCGCATCTTCCACCACTTTCACCATTAAGTGTGCAGGAAAGTCCGTTGCAATTCTTCAGACTGCAATCAACAGCGGTCTTGGCAATCCTATTGGTCAGGCTGAAACGCAGCTTGCAAAGTCCATTGTTGGCAAGGTTGACAATGATGTTCTTGATGCTGCTTACACTTCCACTAATGTGTTTGATGGCAGTGCCGGTGTGATTGGTTACAAAGGCATTGTTGGTGCAAATGCAATGTTTGAGGATGAAGAAGATGGCATTGAAAAGGTTATGTTCATTCATCCGGCACAGGAAGCACAGCTTCTTATTGACCCTGACTTTATTTCTGCTGACAAATTTGAATCCGGCGTGGCTGTCCGTGGTTCTATCGGCAAAATCGCCGGTTGTTGGATTAAGAAATCTAAAAAGGTCAAGGTGGTTGGTAGCAACTATCAGTGTCCTATCATCAAGATGGAACCGGATTCCCCTGAAACTGAATACACAGAAGATGAACTTCCTGCACTCACCATCTTCTTGAAGAAAGACACGCAGGTTGACCACGAATGGTTTCCGAAAAAGCAGCGTCACGATGTCACCGCAGCGAAGTATTATGGTGTTGCACTGACGAATGCTGCAAAGGTTGTTATTGCAAAGTTTGCAAAGACCGCACCTGCTGAATCGCAGGGTTAATCAGCAACAATGAACACTTAACCGGAAGTTATGCCTTGGTATGACTTCCGGTTATTTTTTAGAAAGGGGTGCTTATATGATTATTTCTGTTGATGAACTGATGCGGATGCCTGAATTTTCAGCAATGTCAGTTGACACATTGAAACGGAAGTTGAATGGCATTGAAGATTTGGTCAGAGCATACACCAACAACAATTTTCAAAACCGAATGAAAAGGTTTTCTGCACCTTCTTCTGATTCAGTCCTTTGTGATTGGTGTAAATTGCTGAAGGTCGGTGACACCGTTCAAATATCAGAATCCATCAATGATGGTTTATATGTAATCACCAATATTGACAGGGTGAACAAAACAACAAGCCTTGATGCTGATTTGATAGATGACGGTCACAACCTTGTCACCAAGATTGAATATCCTGATGCCATTGTTGAAGGTGTTGTCAATCTGATGATTTGGGAAGTGCAGAACAGACAGAAGGTTGGTATTCAGTCTGAAACACTTTCAAGGCATTCTGTGACCTATTTTGCACAGGATGCGAACAACCAAGTGATGGGTTATCCGGTGTCCCTGCTTGGCTTTTTGAAACCATACATCAAGGCAAGGTTCTAATATGATTGGTGGAAATACCCTTGCCCTATTCCAAGTCAGAGATGGTGGAAAGAAAAATGCTATTGGTGAAAGGGAACACAATTGGGTTGATGCTGCATCATCCAAAGGATGGCTTGACTTGTCCGGTGGTGATTCAAAGTACACAACTTACAATGCGAAAATCCAAGAATCCACACACATTTTTCTTTGCGATTATCAGACTTTTAAAGGTCTGTCAGGTGAATGGGTATGGGACACATTGAACTTCATCAGTGGTGAAATATCAACCTTGACATCGGATAAAAAGGTTGATGTCACAAGCGAAAATGCAAGAATGTTGATTGATGGACTTATCTATCAAATTATGCTGATTGATGACCCAATGAATTTGCATCAACACCTTGAAATCTATTTGAAATTTGTTGGTGGTCAAGATGGCTGAAATTAAATTTCAAGACAACAGGGTTCAATGCAAGAATGAATTGGGCGATGCAACGGTTGCCTTCCTGCACGAAATAGGCGGTGAATTTGTTTCCCAAACGGCAAGAAACAGCAGGGTCAGAACCGGTCAAACAAAAGGTTCTTGGGACTATACAGTGGATGAAACTGCTTTTCAGGTCACTATTGGTTCACCTCTTGAAAACGCTATTTGGGAAGAATTTGGAACAGGTGAATATGCCTTGAATGGTAATGGTCGCAAAGGCGGTTGGTACTATGTTGACGAAATGGGAAACGGTCATTTCACACACGGAAAAACACCAAACAGGGCGTTGTGGAATGCCTTCCAAACTTTGAAACCGTCAATTCAAGCTGCAATGGAAGAAAAGTTGAAAGGAATAAGATGATATGGAAGATGTTCTTGCAGTGGTCAATGACCAATTACAAAAACTTGGTCTGAATTATGAATTTGGGTCAATGACAGAATCACCTCCTAAATATCCATATTGGGTTGGTGAATATTCAGAGCCGGAAGGATTGACTGAAGATGGAAAAGAAGAACCAACGGTCATTCTGACAGGCTTTTCAAGGGGAAAGCACATCACCCTTGAACAACAAAAGTCTATAATCAAAGACCATTTCAGACACGGTGTTTCTGTCATCACAGAAAACGGTTCTGCGGTGGTCATTTTTTATGGAGGTTCACTCCCCATTCCGCTTGAAGAAGGGGATTTGAAGAAATGTCAAGTTAATTTAACAATCAAATCTTGGAAAGGAAATTGATGAAATATGGCATACGAAGAATTAAAAAATCACGGTGTGACGGAAAGCACACCCAAAAACATTCTGCTTGGTGCAGGAACGCTTCACAAGGGTTTCGAATTTGACAACCAGACAAAGAAATGGAATTTTGCAGAATCTCTTGTTGGTGCAACTTCCGGTGGTAATAAGTTGACCATCACACCTGAAATCAAGACTGTTGAAGTTGATGGTGCTTTGGTTAAAGTTAAAGGACTTGATTTCAAGACAGGTGAAGTTGCAAAACTTGAAACCAACCTTGTTGAAATCACACCTGAACTGCTCAAAACAACTGTTATTGGTGAATTAGTTGAATCCACCATTGAAGGTTATAACCTGATTGAATCCAAAGCGGACATTGAAGAAGGGGATTATTATGAAAATCTTGCTTTTGTCGGCAAGAAAACTGATGGTACACCCATCATTATCATTCTTGATAATGCTCTTTGCACTTCCGGTTTTGAAGGTGAAGCAAAAAACAAAGAAAACACGGTGGTAAAGGTTACTTTTGAATGTTATCAGGATGTCGATGCTGACCTTGCAAAGTTGCCTTATCACATTTATTATCCAACACCTACTGCACAGCAGGCAAACGGTTAAGAAAGGAATTTTGAACAATGAATGAAATGATTGAAAAAAATGAACAGGCTGTTGAAAATGTAAAACCTTATTCCTTCAGGGCATTGTGTGCAACCGATATTGCACCAATGTGTGCGATTATCGGCAAAATTGGAATCAATAACTTCACCAAGTGTTTTAATTCTGATGACCTTCTTGATTTGTTTGATAAAAATAAAGGTGTCAAGAATTTGACGAATCTTGCAGGAATGACTATTGCCTTTGAAATGGCAAACACCATCGTTCAGAATATTCCACACTGTGAAAAGGAAATCTTTGAACTTCTTGCGAGTGTCAGCGGTCTGAAGGTTAATGAAATCAAGGCTTTTGGTCTTGCAACATTTACTGAAATGGTCATTGATTTTGTAAAGAAAGAGGAATTCAAGGATTTTTTCAAGGTTGTTTCAAAATTGTTCAATTAACATTCATCAAGTGGATGGACTTGCTATTCAAAAGATATGCAAGTCCATTCTTACTTGTTGACCAAATGTTGCTGACAGGACAGTTTTCCACATTCGTGACTGAAATTTTTGATTATGACACGGATGACAGGTTATGGAATATTTTCTTGCACAAAGTGGATGGTCAAACTTCTTTTAACGATTGGAAAGCAAGCATTGGTCTTGGTCAGAGCAACAACACAGAAATGACGAAGAACGAAATTGAAGCAACTATCAATGATTCGTTTGATATATTGAACGGTTTTGAACCTACATCATAAGAAAGGGGGTGCAACCTTTGGAACTGTTCAAATTATTTGGAACTATTGCAATCAATAATTCTGAAGCAAATCAAGGAATTGATGAAACAACTGATAAAGCGGAAGATGCTTCCGGTAAAATCAAAGACCTTGGTGACGAGGGTGACAGAACTGAAGGAAAACTTGGAAAAGCATTTTCCAAGATGGGTTCTGCTGCTATTGCAGTTGGAAAGACTATTGCAACCGGACTTGCTGTTGCAAGCACCGCTGTTGTTGCAGTCGGAAAGGCTGCAATTTCTTCTTATGCTGATTATGAACAGTTGGTTGGCGGTGTTGAAACCCTTTTTGATGAAAGTTCTGCAACGGTTATTGCTAACGCACAAAATGCTTATAAAACAGCAGGTATGTCAGCAAATGAATATATGGAAACTGTCACATCTTTTTCCGCTTCTTTGTTACAATCCTTGGGTGGTGACACACAAGCTGCTGCTGAAAAGGCAGATATAGCAATCACTGATATGTCAGATAACGCAAACAAGATGGGTACAAGTATTGAAATGATACAGAATGCCTATCAAGGATTTGCAAAACAGAACTATACAATGCTTGACAATTTGAAACTTGGTTATGGTGGTACGCAAGAGGAAATGGAAAGACTTCTTGAAGATGCTTCTAAACTATCAGGCATTGAATATGATATTTCTTCCTATTCGGACATTGTTGATGCAATCCACATTGTTCAGAATGAAATGGGTATCACCGGAACAACTGCAAAAGAAGCAAGTTCAACAATTTCCGGTTCCTTGGCATCTGCAAAGGCATCTTGGCAGAACCTTTTGACCGGTATTGCAGACGGAAATCAGGATGTTGGTGGACTGATTTCACAGTTCTTTGATTCCATTGTAACTGTGGCAGACAACATCATTCCAAGAATCGCACAGGTGATGGAAACATTACCGCAGCTTATAACAGACTTTGTTCCAAAGTTGCTTGGAAAGGTTTCTGAAATTATTGACACCCTTCTTCCTGTTGTGGTGGAAGGTGCGGTTTCACTTCTGAATGCAATTGTTCAGGTGCTTCCGCAGTTGGTCACATCAATTCTGAATGCCTTACCTGCTTTGATTAGTGGCATTGAACAAGTGTTTTATGCCATTGTTGATGCACTTCCGCAGTTGATGACTGTCATCTGTGAAGCATTACCAATCTTGATTCCGCAGTTGGTCAATGCCCTTGTGAACATGATTGTTTATTTGGCAACCCACATTGCAGAAATCATTCAACCTTTGATTGATAATCTTCCGGAAATCATCATTGCCATTGTGGATGCATTGATGGACAATCTTCCTGCCTTGATTCAAGGTTTGGTGGCATTGGTCATTGGTATTGTTCAGGCAATACCGCAAATCATCATGGCATTGATTGAAGCACTTCCCACAGTCATTCAATCAATTTTGGAAGGTCTTTGGAATGCACTTCCCCTGTTGATTGAAGGTATAATCAGCATAGTTGGTGAAATCGGCATTGCAATTTGGGACATTCTTTCAGGATTTTTCACTGCACTTGGTGAATGGTTCAGTGGATTATGGGAAAGTATCAAGAACATATTTGCACCGGTTGTTGAATGGTTTGGAAATCTATTCAACAGTGCGTGGGAAGGAATAAAAAACATTTGGAATGCTGTTGTTGGATTTTTCACTGGAATTTGGGATGGCATTAAAACCGCATTTGCATCAGTAGGCAATTTCTTTTTAGGTGTATTCCAAGGTGCTTGGGACGGAATAAAAGGTATATGGAATGCTGTCAGCGGTTTCTTCTCCGGCATTTGGGATGGAATCAAAAATATTTTTTCCGGTGTTGGAAATTGGTTCAAAAACATCTTTTCAGGTGCGGTCAATGGCATCAAAAATGTGTTCAGTGGTATTGGCAATTGGTTCGAAAACCTTTGGGATGGCATAATGAATATGGTAAAAGCACCAATCAACCTTGTTATCAAAGGTTTGAATGTTCTGATTGGCGGCATAAACAAAATTTCATTTGATGTCCCGGATTGGGTTCCGGTCATAGGTGGTAAAAAGTTCGGTTTCAACATCCCAACAATTCAGTTGCTTGCAAAAGGTGGTATTGTCAATAAACCAACTCCGGCTGTTATTGGTGAAGATGGTGATGAAGCGGTTGTTCCGCTTGAAAAGAACACCGGTTGGATTCGTAATGTTGCAAGGCAAATTCACGAATTTGTTATTGAAACAAAGAACAATCCAAAAGATATTGCAGGGAACATTTCTTCCACAGGTTTGTTGACTGCTCTGAAGGTTGAAGTTGGTGACAGAATCAGAAACCTTGAAGAAACCATTACAAATCTGATTGATATGCTGAAAGAATTCTTCCCTGAACTGCTTGAAGTATTTGATGTAACGGTTGTTCTTGATGATGGAACGATGGTTGCAAGACTTGCTCCTAAAATTGACCGTGAACTTGGCAAAATTCAAAGAAGAAAGGAATGGGGATAATCTATGGATGGTGTAACATTTGGAACAAAACATTCTTACAGGGACTTTGGTCTGATTCTATCATCCAAAGATATTTCCCTTCCTAAACCTAAAACAAAAACAGTTGAAGTCCCCGGTGCCGATGGTGTTCTTGATTTGACAGAAGTGCTGACGGATGACATCAAATATCAGAACAGACCGTTGTCTTTCAATTTTACAGTGGTTGACCCAATGGCATCTTGGTCAGCGGTTCTTTCTGAAATAACCAACTATCTTCACGGTAGAAAAATGCGAATCTATATGGATTGGGATAGAAACTATTATTATGAAGGTAGATGCACGGTAAACAAATTCAAATCCAATAAAAGAACCGCATCAATTGTTGTTGATTGTGATTGTGACCCATACAAGATTGAAAAGAATTCACCATCAGACCCGTGGGTGTGGGACACCTTCAGCTTTGTTGATGGTATTATTTATCTAAACAAAGCAACTGTCAGTGGCATAAAAACTGTTACACTGATAAACAGAAGAAAGATTGTTTCCCCCACATTCACTTGTTCTGCTGCTATGACAGCAACATTCAATGATGTGACCTACAATCTACCGAAGGGAACAACCACAGTCCTTAATATTAGACTTCAGGAAGGTGAAAACATTATCATCTTCAGAGGAACAGGAACGGTTCAGATTGATTACAAAGGGGGTTCATTATAATGTATCAGGTATATTGTGATGGATTTCTCATTCACGATTTGAGAAGTGAAGAATTGGTGTTGAACAACAATCCTTCTGTCACATTAGCGGATAATGATTCAGGGTCTTTTCAATTCACGATTTCACCCAAGCATCCGCATTATAATGACATCAAAAAGTTAAAGTCTGAAATCACTGTTCTTCACAATGGGGTTGAAATCTTCTGTGGCAGACCAACAGAAGAAGAAAAAGATTTTTATAACAATAAAAAGTTCTTCTGCAAAGGCGAATTGAATTACTTGGCTGATTCAATTCAAAGACCTGCTGAATATTACAATATTACAGTTAGGGGTTTTCTTGAAACACTTGTGGCAATTCACAATGCACAGGTTATTGAAGGAAATGTTGCAATTACTTTCAATGCAAACTGCAAGGGTGAATCTGCAAACTTTGACTATTTAGAATTGTATTATGTTCAAAATGGCAAGGTATTCAAAGCACTATCACGATACAGAGCAGATGACCTTGCCGGAAGGACTTTTGTTGTTCCAACATTAGACTTCTATGTGTATT